CCAGTGGCTTATCAGTTTGATCGGCGCCAGTGACTCGATCGCGGGCGTGCCGGTGACGGAAGAATCGGCGATGCGGATATCGGCGGTCTATGCGTGTTGCCGCGTGCTATCCGAGAGCATCTCGCAACTCCCTTGCCATTTGATGGAACGTCAGTCGGACGGATCCAAACGGCGCGCGACCGACCATCCGATTTATAAAATCCTACGCTACCGACCCAATCCAAAAATGACACCGATGCAGTTCCAGGAAACCATGATGTGGCACCTGGCGATGCGCGGTAACTCCTATTCGTTCATCGAGCGGGATGGATCATTCCGTCCCAAAGCCTTGTGGCCTCTCCGGCCCAGTGTGGTAACTGTTGAATTCGACGGCTGGGAACCTAAGTACCGAGTAAACGGTAAAAACGGGAAGCAGTTTATCATCCCCGCCATCGACATTATGCACGTGCGGGGGCCATCGGATGATGGGCTGATGGGGTTGGATCCGATACGGTTGGCCATGCGGGATACGGTGGGGGTCTCGATCGCCACCAATCAATACGGCGCGCGGCTGTTTAAGAATTCGGCCATGCCGGCCGGCGTAATTAAATTTAAAAACAAATTAAGCGAGGAACGGCAGGCGGCTTTCCGGCAGAACTGGAACGATATTTATGGTGGTAGCGAGAACGCCAACCGGCTCGCCCTTTTATTTGAAGACACCGTATTTGAAAAGATCGCCATCGATCCGGAACAGGCGCAGTTTTTAGAGACGCGGCGGTTTCAGATCGAGGACATCGCGCGAATTTTCCGCGTCCCACCCCACCTTATCGGGCATCTCGATAAAGCCACGTTTAATAACATCGCCAATCTCAATCTCTATTTTGCCCGATACACCTTGCTCGGCTGGTTGGTGCGTCTCTCGCAACAGTTTGTGCTTTCACTCATGCGCGAAGAGGAACAGGAACGGTTTTATTTTGCCTACAAAATTGAAGCGTTTGAGAAGATGGATCTCCTAACGCGGTATCGCGCCTACCAGATCGGGCGGTACGGCGGGTGGCTGAATGCCGATGAAATCCGGGGGATGGAAGACATGAACCCGAGGGAAGACGGGCGCGGCGGGGAGTATTGGAATCCATCGAATATGGAAGTGTTCGATACGGGCAACGATAGCACGGATGGCACGGATAATACCGATCCGAACAACGATCCCGACGCCGATAAAGAAGATCAAGAGGATAACAACCGGGATATTTTGATCGGCAACGATGGGGGGTTGATTCAACGGCGGGATAAAGAACGCAAAGGGAAGCGGGTTGTTTTGAGTTATGGGCGATGACCCCACCCCAAGGGGACGGACACATAGGTCCGCCCGTACACAGGGAGGGGGTGAACGTCCGGGACAAGCCCGGACGATACAAGAGGGCGAAGTTGAGAATGAATGAATAAGTTTTCAACCCTCTCCCTAACCCTCCCCCAGGCTTGGGGGAGGGAACAACGATGGAGATTGAATGATGCCGTACGTAATGAGGGATCAACGAGAGCAAAAATCCGATATGGAAATGATAGCGTTCCGGACCTCGGAACTTCGGGCGGAGACACGAGAAGAGGGTGATGGATCGCCGAAGCGAATCATTTCCGGTGTGGCGATTGTTTTCAATCAAGAGACGATGATCGGACGGAGTTGGTGGGCGTTTCGAGAGGTGATTCGTCCGGGGGCCTTAACCAAGACGCTCAACGAGCAGAATCAAAAAGCGTTATTTGGGCACGATCCGAATATGCCGTTAGCCAATCGGGACAAAGGGACACTACAACTCAAAACCAGCAAGGTTGGTTTGGAATTCATTATCGAACTGGGCAACCGAACCTGGGATAACGATCTCTATGAATCGGTGTTGCGTGGGGATATTGAAGGTAATTCATTTGGGTTTTGGCCCAAAAAGGATCGTTGGACGGAATCAGACGATATAGATGAATTGCCGTTATTGGAGCGTCTGGAAATTGAATTGGTGGAGATTTCGCCCACTGCGTTTCCGGCCTACCCAACAACCTCGATCGAAGCCCGGGCCAAACGAATTATTGAAACCGCCGAACGTAACGGTCGTCTCAAATTTATGGAGATGCGCCGTCAGCATGACGAATTAGAACGCCGACACGATGCCGTCGGAGCCGAAACCACTTCAGTCCAAGTGAGCGATTCCCACTCGGAAGCCGGGGGCGAAAACCGGTCGCCCCAGGCCACCGTCGAGCCGGAGAAGCGCGAGGAACCCGAAGCCGGAGCGGTGCATGTGGACGTGGAAATGGCGCGTACATTCAACGAGCGCGCGCGATATTTAGCGCTGCGCGGGAAAGGAAACGGCTATGCCGTACGCGATTAGTTCCATCATTGAAAAACGAGAGGAGCGTGCCAAAGCGTTCGAGGCGATGAAAGCCTTGGACAAAAAAGCGCGCGAGGAAAAGCGGGACATGACCACCGACGAACAACGTCAGTGGGACGAGCACGATAAGCGGATCGAGGACCTGGACAAAGAAATTGATAAGATGGATAAAGAGAACATCGCGGATTCCCGCGGGAATCGGATTCTCTCCCTCGAGACTCGGTTGTCGCAGTCGATCAATACGCCCCCGGATCCGGGATCGGCGCGGGCCAGCAGTGGGCCACTGAACTATCGGGCCACCGACGAATACCACGGCGCCTTTATGTTGTTTTTGCGCAATGGGACCGCGGCCATCCCGGAGAACCTGCGGACCTCGATGCAGGTGGATAAGGATGAATTGGGCGGATTTGTGGCGGCCAGCGAGACGTTCATCAATACGGTGCTCAAAAACGCCGACAACGCCACGTTCATCCGGGACAAAGCGACGGTTATACCCTGCGGGTATGAAGAGTCGTTGGGTATGCCCAAACTGACGCAGGATATCAGCGAGTTTGAATTCGCCGGCGAACTGACCGCCGCCGCGGAAGACAACATCACGTTTGGAAAACGCGAACTACGTCCGAAGACGTTAAAGCGAAAAGTTATCCCAATCAGCAAGCGGCTCTTAACCAGTCCGCGTTTCGACACGGAAGAATTTGTGGCGCAGCGGGTCGGATACATTTTGGGAGTTTCGCAGGAAAAAGCTTTCTTGACCGGCACCGGCGCGAACAGTCCGTTGGGATTGTTTGTGGCGAGCGACGACGGGATTTCCACCGGGCGCGATGTGAGCGATGGCAATAGCACGACCGAGATCAAATTCGACGGACTGCTGGAAGCCATCGGCGCGCTGAAACAGCAGTACCTGGCCGCCGCGGAATGGCTGTTCCATCGAACCGCCATTACGAAAATACGCAAACTGAAAAACGGGAACGGCGACTATATTTGGGAGCCGGGCACCCAAAACCAAGAGCCTAACCGGATTTTGGGATATCCGTACAACCGGTCAGAATACGTGCCGAATACGTTCACGGCATCCCAATATGTCGGGATGATCGGCGATTACAAATATTACTGGATCGCCGATGCGATCAGCATGACCATTCAACGTCTGTTGGAGACCTACGCTTCTACCGGTCAGATCGGACTCCTGTTCGACGACATGGCCGTGGATGGAATGCCGGTGCTCGAAGAGGCGTTTGTGCGGGTGAAATTGGCCGCGTGATGACCCCGCCCGAGCAAGACTCGGGCGCTACAAAATGGATGAAGGCCGGGCGGCCGATGGTGAGAGGCCGGAGGCCGCCCGATTTGAACGCAACATAAAGACCCACCCCGGCCCCAAGGGACGGACACACAGGTCCGCCCGTACGGGAGGGGATAAGACGCCCGAGCAAGACTCGGGCGCTACAAAACGGAAAGGGCGGACACCGTCCGCCCCTACGGATGAAGAGGTGAAAGATGAACCTTTCTGCAAATGTTAAAATTCGAAAAGTGAAAGCCGCCTCCACGGCGGATACGAGCGCGGTCAACTCCGATGTGGTAGATATGTCCGGCTATTCGGGCGTGATGTTTTTCACCACCATCGGGACGGCCAACGCCGGGAACTACATCAAAGCGCAACAGGATACGGACGCGGCCATGGGCACCGCGGCGGATTTAACCGGCACTAAAGTTGTGGCGGCCGCTGACACGCAGGTGACGTGGCTCGATATTTTCCGGCCATTGGAACGGTACGTGCGTGTGGTCGTGACGCGCGGGGCCAGTACCACGGTGGGCGATATTTACGCCATTCTCTACGACGCGGCCAATAAGCCGTGCGACAACCTGGTGGATGACGTGATTATCGGTGAGTTGTACGCGTCACCGGTTGAGGGGACGGCGTAAGAGCCAGTG